ATTATATAACACATATATAAGTGGTTTCGATTATCATATATTGGGCAAATATTAAACCGTAGAGTAGCTATCTATTTCTTAGTGAAGGCAAACTAAGGGTGCATTATAAAATGCATGGTATTCCGCATATTGGCTTTGCGAAGTCGATATGGACAGGACATAGTTATTTGCAATTTAACTATGCAAGTATTATTTTCTTCTGTAAGGTAATAACTAAAGCAAAAGTGAATAATCAGATTCAAAACAGTTCCACGTAAATTGTTTGAACTCCTACATTATTATATTAGTCGTGGCTGACAAGGATAGAGTCGCAAATCTATTCTTATTTATTATGGGTTGAAATTCCCTGGGGCAGGTGTAGCGCGCACTGAATAACCCTAAAATCCATCACATATCTTGTGCCTTGACGTGGCGTGATGGCTTTAAACAGAACAAGATTAAACATTAACAATTAAAACAACAAAACTATGGCAAAATTGGTAAAATTGGTAAACATTTTAGAAAGCAAACTATTAGCATACTCAGTAATATCATTCTGTTTAGGAATGGCATTCATTGTAGTATTAATAAATCTAGCCAAATTACATATCGTAAATGATATGGACTATGGTAAGATTGAAGTAGAAGAAAGAGCTCAAGAGCTTAATCACAAATACTACAACTACTACAAAGCTACAGAAGAGCTACTAGACAAAAAGCTAGGTGATGATGACCCAATCTTAGAAACAGATTGTGGTTCAAATTATCTAGATGCACGTAACAGTGTATGTGAGTATCTGAGATAATTGCGAAAAAAGACAAGGTGGTAAGTCTCTATTTATAGTTCTATAACCACCATTTGTTGTCAGCCCCTGTGTGAATAATAGTAGCACTTATAGGAACTGTCTGGAGTGCTCACGAAAGTGAGAATATGCACATTAAATTAAATCCTTGTGCAAGGTAAATGTATGGAAGATTTCATTATCTTTTCAAACACATGTGGTGGTAACACTGCAATTCGTAAATCAGAAATCGCTGTCATTCATGAAGGTGATGATGAAGAAGTAGTTTCAATAGCGTTAAAGGATGGTACCAAATATGATACACACGAAACGTTCAATTCTATTATCTCAAAACTCACAAAGTAATAGGAGGTAATATTATGAGCAAATTCATAGTTATAACCATGTCTGATGGTGAAAGAATGGCTATCAGAAAAGATCTTGTTACTTTTGTGACAGAAAATGGATCAAAAGAAGATCCTACAAGAGTGTGGATTAAAAAAGACGAATACGATGAAGAAGCGTATAATTGTTGTAATACACTTGAAGAAGTGTTAGCCAAATTGGAGGAATAATATGAAAGAAATAGATTTCAAAGAATTCCTAAATGCAGCTGATATTGCAGCAAGAAAGGTTCATAAGTCAAATGCTAAGCATATGATTATCAATCACGTATGGGACTCCGAAAAGGGTAAATACGTCAAGGTTAAACGCTTCCGTGCTCATTCATCAATGTCTAAGAAAGAAGAGCGTAAGTTCTTCGGTCATGATTTCAAGTATGTCAGTAGGAAAAACGTCTTAAATATAGACGGAGTATCACTACTGTTTGACAAGAATGACCAGCTTTGTGATGTTCTTCCATTAACGGAAGACACAAAGAAGTTCTTAGATGAGAATCGTGGTGTACCATCTTTATTCTTCAATGGAACAGAGTAGGTTAAGAATTACAGATGCAAAACTGTTAAAAAAGTTAGGCTATAAGGGGGAAACAAACGGATACTACATAAAAGGAGTACCAGTATTTCCCTCACCTACAGACAAATGGAATGAAAAAGGTCCATGGTTTGTAGCAATGCCAGACTCGCATCAGGCAATTGAATTCTTATTCAAGAATAAAGGTGTGTTTATAACAGTTAAAGTTGATGTAAATAGTGAGGATTTGAAGATTAAATTCAGACCAGTTATTTACATGACAAGGAATAGGAGAATAACTTATAACTATGAGTTAGAATCCAATGAATCTCTCGAAAAGGCTTATGCAATAGCCGTATCAGAAGCACTAAAAGCCTTATCAAAAATGTAATAATGTAAAACAATTTAAAACATTATCAAAATGAACGTTATTAAGACAACAGAGAATGGTGGTATGTACATTTGTACAATGATAGGTATCAAAAAAGAGATAGCTGAAAAGGTGGCGAATTGGGATAGCCATTACTTAAAGAATATCACAAAAACAATTCCTGGCATTGCAAAATGGGAGCTAACAAACAATGAATTTGACAAAGATTCCAAAGAGTTCCAAAAGATGGTAAAGGTAACATCTGTGGTATTCAGAGATGCAGACATTGACTATGTGCATAGTTTTGCAAGATGTCAAGAAGAAATTACCATAAACATCCTCAACAAAGAGTCAGCAGATCTTGAATTAAAAGAACTGTCAGCACTATCAATGAAGGTGTACGGTAAGATGGTAAATCCTAAAAACCAAAAGGGCAATGAAGAAAACTAAAGTCCATATACAAAACCAACAGATTCAGCAGCGGAAAGACAAAGCCGCTGTTGATTCTGTGGGCAACAAGAGATTTAGGCTTTTCTTTAAGTCTGGCGGTGCTAGTATTCTTGTAGCTAAGGAGTTAACAAAAAATGAGATTTGTGTTCTAACTAAACAGTTTGAAAATAATCTCAAGAACTATGATTCTAAACTTGAAGGAGTATGGTTAAGTGTGAAGTAAGACGCTCAATAACTCGCATATTCAAAAATGACAGAAAATTTCAAGTATTCACAAGATTTATTCTGTCACTAGAAGAACGAAAAACCATCTTAACCGAAGGTTTTACAATAGACGAATTTATACTTGAACTAATTAACGATTACAAGTATGAAGAAAGCGAAAGTTTGGTTTTTAGAAAAGAAACAAACTTTATTTCCGCATTTGAATGCGAAGTAGAATTAATTTCTTTTATTGAAAATCAGTTCTATAACAAAAGACTTGCAATCGTAAACAAGCATAGACAAGTGGTAAAACTAGCTGAAAAAATCTTATCAGAATGGGAAAATTACTAAAGGTAGGTGATATAAGAAGTCATATATACGATATAAAAATATCACGTAGATATTTCATAGTTACAGAACTAGGAATAGAATATGACGATATGCTTTTAATCTTCAGAAAGTTAGGAAAGCGCCACAGAGCTCTAAATGTACAATCTAGATACAATGGAATAATTGGGCCTCCGATTACCCATACTGTACATGGAGAGTCATTAAGAGAAGAAGAAGGATGTGACGGTGTTATAAAAATAACATGCATAATACCATTGCAAATAAAAAACTATAGACTAGCTATACTGCAAGAACAAAAGAAAATACTAAATATTCTACGTAGTAAGATAGAATGTAGAAAAGCAAGTGTCAGTGCTAAGTCTGGCACAAGTAAATAAAACTCTAAACATTATCAAAATGGGAGTACCAGTTTATAACAACAACAATCAAAATGATTGGTTTGAGAAGTCAATTATAGTACTATTTGTACTACTAATGACAGTAGGCATTGCACAAAAGTGCAGTGCACAAAAAGTACAACAGAAAGTTGTATATGACACAGTTATGTGTAATCAGGCGTGTATACAGAAGTATGTACAAGTACCTAACGAAAAGACAGGGAAAGTGCGTATCTTTGCAGTATACAAAGACGAGAAGAATAACCTGAACGAGCTAATCAACGTTCCACAGAGTGTTTTTGATTATATCCAAACTTGCAAGACCTATGGGATTCCTGCCCAATTAGGTATTAAGTTAAGAAACGGTGCTATAGTTAGTATCATAAGGATAAAAACAATTATAACTGTGAGGCGATGAAAAAGGCTAAAATAACAAAAGGAGCAGTTGTTATTACAGCACGTAAGAGCAATTGCTTCTTTGACGAATATCTTCTAGTAAAAAAGAAGGTAAAAGACAAATTATACTGTATAAACAGATTAGGTGAAAGAGTAAAGGTAAATAGCGATAAATGCCATCCAATAATTGTACCAAACTTAAGAGTAAAAGAAGAAGAGCTTGATGCAATATTAAATGGAAAAATCATAATCTACCATGATCTTCAAAAGACATGGGAAGAATTAGAGGTTAAATTTAATTGCTATAATACCAATGTTGTCAAACTATTTACAGTAAGCGGAAGAAGCGTTTTTATTGAGCTTTATAAAGTTTCCAAAATCGTAAAAAACGAATTAATTAAAGAAAGCGCAAACGGAAAACTAATAAATGTAAAGCTTCAAATAAAATGCTTAATAAGGCAAGTTTTGTTTTATGAAAACGCCTAAGCCTGGTCAATTTTGCACTATAAACAATGTAGTTTACAGAGCTTATAGGGCAAAAGACGGCTGTAAAGGATGCGCTTTCAATAACTTGTTTTCATGCTTAGGAATGGTAGATGGTAAGACAAAAAGAGCCAAAATGAACTGTAAGTACGAAAGTATAATTTTCAAGAAAGTATAAATATCCCAAAGTATAGAGTGTTAGTATCAAGCTAACGCTCTATATGTACATTTAATGCAACCTACGCCTCCGAAGTACAAGGAGAGTACGACTGGTCCCAAGTCCAGGATGAAAGATGCAGAGGGGATGTACATTTAAGTGCACGCTTATCAAGGGCGCGATGCTGAGTTTCGGAAACTCCGTGCACTACAATTTTCTGGCATGAATTGTTATTTATTTATTCGTGGTTTAATTTGTTAGGGAATCTACCGTGAGGTAGTACTTAAAGGTTATCTAAAAAGTAATAGCGATTACTACAATATACCCGTCTGTGAAGATAGGTATATACGGCTTTATAGTTCAATTGATAGAACACAACACTGATAAGGTTGAGGTATTGGTTTGAATCCAATTAAAGCTACGCCTTATTTACCAATTTATGCGTTAATAACACCTTTGATATGCATGGTCTGTGAAGATAGTGCATATAATGGTCTCATCGTCTAACGGTTAGGACACAAGATTTTCATTCTTGCAATTGGAGTTCGATTCTCCATGAGACTACTATAAGTTTATTCTGGGTTCTTTAAAAACTAGACAAATTAATTTATGTTAAATCCAAAACACATTATCAAAATGGAAAAATGGATTAAGGGGATTTTAACAGTCGTAGCACTGTTAATTGTAGCTTTCCTCGGCTATAGCCTAACAAGCTGCAAAGACATGGGTGATAATCGAGCCGCAAGGCTTAAGGCAGACTCTTCTGTTGTCGCAAAGGCAATTGAAGACTACAATCACCCACAACTCAAAAACGTGGACGATGCAATTATCTTGCAAAACCAAATGTTGGTGGACCATGATTATGAACAAGTATTTATGAATATGCCGCAAAGCACACTGAAAGCAGTAATTCATGTAATAACAAATCAGGCTCATTCACAGACATTTACAATCAAAGACGTTGCTCAGGAGTATCTATCCAACAGGCGAATATACGATAATCTGCCAAAGGGTAATGATGCTAGCAAACCTAAACAAGGCTCCCCAGAAGAGTTAGAATTAGATTCAGTGGGAGGGTTGTAATATGGAAACAAGAGCTATTGTAATTCTCTACGAAGGAGTTAAAGCTCCAGAGAAATTGATGATTAAGCTTGCACAAACCCTTAAAAAGGAGAAGATAACAAGCGATCGTGATATTTCTATATCAGAGTTGGATCAGAGTGATATTGCTCAAACTTTAGCAAGAGCTAAAGCAGCAGAAACAATCACTTTCAAACACGCTGTAGAAAAAGACCCTACAGAACAGTCAATGATTTACCTTAAAGGGTATTTTGGAGACAAGGTGTGGATTAATCCAGTTCTATTTGGAATCAACCTTATGGGTGCAAGAAACGCACTCACAGAAGAAGGGAAGACAGCTCTACGTATATTATGTAGAGACAACATTCCCGCAGAAGTTGCTATGAAGTACAATTTTTCAGAAGCTCACCTAACAGCAATTAAAGCTGTTGTAACAACAATGTAGAATGAAACACTACGATGACCATCACATGGTGGTAAAAGAGGAGAGTAAGAGAACTGAGCGTGCCAGACATATTAATGCAAGACCATATAAACGCTCAAAGTACAAACACAACAACTACGAGGAAGATGTATAAAGTAGAGCTTTGGAGTAGAAACTCACATGGGAACAAAAAAGACCTGATTACAACTTCTTTGTATCCAACAGAAGAAGGAGCTATCAAAGCGAGAGAAGCCTTAATAAGGCTCTCTCGTGGAGCTAATTTTGCACCAGTGGATGCAGAATGTGTAAAAGCAGGTAGGTCAGAAACGGCTATTTTCTACAAAACTAACTACATAGTATGTTAGTTAAGTAAAACATAATATTAATTTTTAAAATCATTATCAAAATGGCAAAAGAAACAAAGAAAGCAGCAGGTAACGAAGTAGCAGTTACAGAAGAGAATGTATTGGATCAGATCAAGAATGGTAACCTCATGAAGGAGGCTAACGTCAAAGCAGCAATCGACGAGATTGAGAAGCAGAAAGACGAGAAGCAGAAGAATGAGGCTATGAACATGATTTGCGCCGCTAAGTACAGCAACAGTAAGGCTCTTCTTGAACTCCGTGCTCGTCGTCGTGAAGAGAAGAATACCAAAGAGTATCTTACGAAGACGAAAGAGTTTCTAGACAGTGTACTTGCTGGCAAAATCACTCCTACAGAATACAGGAAGCAGCGTGATGACTTACGTGAAGAGTTCCGTAAGAAGAATCGTGAAAGTGACAATCAGCTCACAGAAGAGATGCAGGAGTTGCGCAACAGCTTTGAAGGCCGTTGGCAGTATTGGTGGGATTAATTTCCCAGTAACACACAAATTTGTGCTAAACTAGCAGAGTCTTAGAACCAGTCTAGTGTGGAAACATTAGTTTGAAAATAGATATATGCAAGAGTTCATATATATAAAGAAAACACCACACAATGAATTAACATTGTCACAAGAGCCTTAGAGCCACGTGCAGCACACATAGCGAGGATACGCTATTGCAATATATCCAATAGATGATCAAATAATTACAATACGCGAACCATAGAGTCGGTGCTCCTATAAGAAATTCTCATGGGTGAGATAAGTAGACACTGTATTGTGTATCAAGAATAGATACATGTGAATTATAATAGAGTCTAGAACCATTTATATGAAGCATATTTATTAAGCTATTTAAAGCGTTTTAAGACGTTTGAACAACTCGAGTGGATTAGCTACCCATAAGATGCGTTAGAACGCCTTAAAACGCAAGCAAATGGCTTTATTTGGAGTCTTTGGGATTGATCACCTAAGGATTCACTAAGAAAGAAGCATATCCGTATGAGGTATACGTCCAAGACGTGGGTTCGACTCCCACCAGCTCCACGAGTGGGTTAGTGTAAATTGGTTAGCACGATAGTTAGAGACGAGCAAACGTGAAACGGGATGACTATAGTAAGGTTCGAATCCTTACCCAGCTCCACTATAAACACATAGAGAGGAGGAGAATCTTGTGAGAGGACTCTTAATAGAGCAGCACGTAGATCAACCCTCCTACCATGGGGCTGTCTGGTTTTGATTGGCGTGGAAGTAAATACACCTATTTAGTTAGGAAGGATACTGTATAAATTCAAATGGCAACTTTAACGTTGTTGACTATACTTGCGTAGCGTAAGTAACAGTCAGGTGGATGCAAGACCTACCAAAGTGGTCTAGATTTGGGGGAATATCTGGGATAGGCGCGTAAATAAGACCTAAGAGGGGTTCGATTCCCTAGCCCCCACGAATATGAAAACAGGGTATAAAGAAATGCTCCGTGACAGGTTACCTGTTTACGTAGACATAGCACTAAAATGGTGTCATGTTAAAGAGCTTTGGATTAACCACGTTTATAATTCTCAAATAAATATATACGCAGATAAACCAGAACGGTATAATGCTACTCGCATTGTATTAGGTCTATCTTCCAAAGAGCGTATATTTAAATTTGAAGAAAGTATAGACTGGGTATGGGCTTCTGAAGAAGAAAAGGAAAGAATGCGACCAGCAATAGGGTGGGTTAATTTCTTTAAGTACTATTTTCCGTACATAGATAATGCATGGAAAATTAATCTCTCGTTAGGAAAGACAGAACAGGAGTTCATACAAGAACTATCTTCTGGATACCTAAAAAATGTTAGCGAATCAATTAAAGACAAACTAGCAAAATTCATTACTAATTATTTGAAAAAATGATTAAGTATTTTCCACGTACAAAAAGGGAGTACATTGTCAGCAGAAAAGGATATGACTATTGTGTACATTGCTTTAAAAAGGGACATTACAACCAATTATATAAATGGAATGTAACTATACCTGCAAAGTATGCTGAAGTCATGAAAAATGAAGACTTTACAGAGATATTGGCATGGGTTCATGAAAAGATTGTATTTAATATAGAAGACATGACGTATATAACATTAGATGTTCTTATACGTATACTAACAGGACTTTTAAACAAGTGCAATATCGAAATGAATACAAAAATAGAACTTCATGACATAATAGTTTCTCAATTGAGAAACAGAAAGTTTTATCTAGTTGACAAAGATTTACCTTTTTAGCTATAGATCATTGGGTTGGTCTATAGCTCCTAATTGTGGTCAAGCTATATCCACAATGCGAGTGACACGCTTATAAATAGCTTTATTTGTTTTGAAAAATCCACGTATTACCCCAGAGGAAGTGGAGATAATCAAAAGCGCTCAAGCTGGTAATATATCAGCTTTTAATAAACTTTTTCATCGTTATAAGGGATTCGTTGATACAATCCTATACTACTATCTTAAAGATATGGATGAAGCAAAGGATATAACTAACATTGTATTCTTAAAAGTTTATGAAAAACTCTCTCAATTCACAGACTATGACTCATTTGGAGGATGGCTGAGAATTTTAACAAACCGTACAGCAATTGATTACTTACGTAGTGTCAAGAACCACGCGAAACCAATAGGAGAAGAAAGTGAACGACTATCACGAGCTCCTTCTATATCTTCAGACGAAGATGATCTTGTCAATCGTCTTGCGTATGAAAGAATACTCGAAGAATTTGAAAAATTCCCTGCTCACATGAAGCAGATTCTTGAGTTATTCTATGTGAATAATATGACTGTTGTACAAATTAGTGAAGCTTTGAGAATCCCCACTGGAACTATTAAGTCGATCTTATCAAGGACTCGAAAGCAAATCAAAAAATCGTTTAACCAAAATTAAAAAAGATGGACTTACTTTGGTTTTTTATCGGAATATTTATTATCTTGTGTATCGGTCGGTACAATGAGAGTAATAAGTTGTTCTGGGTTCTGCTAGTATCATTTGTTGGTAGTTTTGCAGTAGCTACAGTTATCGTGAAGTCAACTTCACATAACTCCGATGAAACTAAGAAAAGTACAGTTCAAGTGTGTCCCACACAGGCGTCAACTAACACATCGGGTATAACCCATTTGGCAGATGCGATGTTAGGAGACATTCTAAGCTCTCAGCTAAAACCTGTGGGTAAGGATAAAAACACACTTGAATCGTTACGGATTAGTTTCAACAGTCCGCTATTTAAAAGCGGAATAGTTTACTCACCTTTAAAACCACCACAATTATGTTTACATACTTCGATACATCATGACTTTCATGAACAAACTCAGAAACTATTAATTTAACGTGATTATATTCACAAGTATTTAACTTTTTAAAATCATTATCAAAATGAGTAAGAAAAATAAGCCTATTAACAAACAGGCAAAGCAAGCTAATAAGGCTGCAAATGCAGCTCCTCAGGTAGAAGCTCCAATCGTGGAGACTAAGAAAGAGGAAAAGGTAGAAGAGCCTAAAGTAGAAGAGGTTCAGACACCTTCAAATACAATGAGTGAATTTACAGAGCAAGTAAAGAAAGCTACAGCTCGTGGTCTAGACCCGAACCGTACAGTAGACTTGCTTAGTCTGAGTCACTCTTATTTCCACGATGCAGATGCTGCAGCAGAGCGTTATGGGATTAAGAAAGAAGTAGCTGAAACGATGGATCGTTGTACAGCTATTGGTGTAATGACTATGTTTGCTCAGGAAGTAGCTCTTGCTGACACCCCATGGTCTCGTACAATGCGTCCAGCAGTACTTGAGACCATGGCAGAAGTTGCTAAGGAGATTGGTGTAACAATCAACCTCAAGTCATTACCAACTCCCGACAAGGATGGTAAAGTAACTATTACCCAAGAGAACGTGAAAGTCTCTGCGGAAACTAAGAAGAAGCTTAAGGAGGAGAAAGAACTCCTTGAGGAACAACCAGAATTGGATGTTAACAAGATTGAGAATAAGATGCAGCTCCGCAAGAGTCTTCTTATTTTCTTATCTGAGCGCAAGGATTACCTTGAGAACATCCAGAAGGCTATCAGTCTTTATGCAGCATATTTGGAGAAAGTCAAAGCCGACGCCACCAAGGGTATGACTCGTATTCAGCTGTTGCATGAACTCATTGAACTTGTTGGAGAGGCTCCGCTAGTAATGAATGGAATTGGTTCCTTTCTTTACACCGTTACCTCTACATCTAAGTCTCCAGTATCAGCCTTCTGCCATCTTAAGAACACGGTTACAGATCGCAAGACTGGAAAGTGTGACTACGATGATCAGTTTATAGCTGACGTTGTACGTGAGATTGTCATTTGGAAGGCAAACCTCAAGAAGGAAGAAACAAAGAAGTCTATTGAGGCTGTAGAGAAGAATCTCGAAGTCCTCAAGAAGGATTCTAAGAAGAACGAGAATGCTATCAAAGATCAGGAGGAGCGCCTTGAGACACTCAAGCACAATCTCGATGTATTTGATGTTACAATCGAGTATGTTACAGAACCAACTGAAGAGGTAGTTGAGTCATTCTTGGACAAGTGTAAGGAAAAGGACAACACTGCGATGAAGATTTTCAGATGTCTGAGAGAAAGTCTGTATCGTGGAGTAGACCTTCATGGTGTTAAACAAGACAGTTTGCTCAACAATATGAAGATGCAAGCTGGAGTTATAACAAACTTGTTCCGCAGCCCATTGTCTCAGATGATTAATTACAAACCATCAGAGATACCTGAACTTCAATTTATGTCTAAGGAAGAGCTGGAAGCCTTAGAAAAGAAAGAAGCTGAAGTAAAGGAAGAGGCTAAGGAGGAAGAGCCAAAAGAGACAGAAGAGAAGTCAAAAAACTAATAGAGACTACTAAAGAAAAAGTTCGCGAAATTAGTAGTCGAATTGGTAAGGCTTACAGAGTCTTGAAAGGCGAAGAATCTATCAAAGATGAATAAGTTAACAACTACTTTATGCTGTATAGCATTTGCCATTAGTGGTATATGCTTAGCTGTAAGTAAGTCAGGACCACCACAGTTACCTGGAAATACTGTGGTGTTTGCGGGCCCGATGCCAAAGGTATCAGTACCGCTATTCTTGAATCAGAGTAATACTGAGAAAGAAACTAAAAAGGATACCGTGTTTACAGAAACTGTAAAACACGATACAATCCAAGTAACTAACACAAAACTTAAGTGCGTTGTAAAGGTTCGTACTAAGTCTAAGGCTGAGACTCCGTATCTCCCAGCTTTTAGTTTAAAAATACCGAAGGGGAGTTGGGAAACCTCCCATGATTCTACAGAAGTAGTATCAGAATAAAAGAACCAAGTGTATACCGTGTACAATCGGAGCTCCTATATATTGTAAGCTATGCGCTTAGTGTATAGGAGCAGCACATTAGTTCCATATAAGGTCTCATTAGCCTTAGGAACGAAAGAACTTGATCCGAAAATATGTTAGCGCTCTCAAAGCGTGAGAAACCCAAAAGATAGGATGGAAGACATTTAGGCTTGAAAAACCTATTTGTATTAGGGTTAGCGTAGTATCAAACCCTATTCATATGGAAGTGAGAACCGTCTGGTGATGGAAGTATGAGAAGACGCGTAAGCTGTGAGAAGATAATCACACAGAACTTGATGCCGTATCGGAAATGTATATTATGATACTATGTATACAAGAACGTTACACGAGATGAAACTATAATAAGAAACCCCGAAGAATACAGTGCATGGGATGGCTGTATGAAGGCAAGGCCAAATTCTATTATAGAGTATCACGACAAATGCATAGCTTAGTGTTCCTCTACAACCAAAGTAGAGTATGAAGGAGTGAAAAAATGTATGGAGTAATCAATATTGTAGGGATAATACCTACAAAGTGTATGGTAAATATTGCTGACTATGTAAATCCTGGCTGTTCGATTCAGCTGCCTTTTGGGTCACCTTAGGGTCTAGGGATGGGGTAAAACGTCTGATTTATGAAGAAATACGTCCGCCAGGCTTTGGTCGTTTATGCGGGATATAAAAGTAAAATGACCAGCGGATTGGGCAAAATCCGAATGCTAAAATGCTACGCGAAACGAGGCCGCGGTCAAAGTCTGATTTAAGGTACAACAGCCATATATGCGTGGTGAAGATAAAAATGTGTACATTGGGAGTGTCGATAAAAACGATTCCTCTACGCGATGATTACGATATAATCAAGGTTAGCCGCTCTCAGAGGCGATACTGGGAAACAAACTTAGGTAGACCTGATTCTGAACGTCATATTACCAATGATGATGAAAGATCCGTCAACCTTCAACAACTACAAGTATTAGTACTTTGCATTATATTTACAATATTATATAGTCTCTACAGAGTAGTAAGCTGGTATATTATATATGAGTAAGTGTATAGCTATAGATAAGTATTAAGAAAAGAGAGTTAGAGAGAAAATAAACATGTTTAACAAAAATGGATGTCCCCCGATAGGTATACCCCTTTCGTTGTAAGAAAGAAATCGAGTCGGAAATCCGAGTGCCAACCGTAACTTTGAAATAATTATGCAGAATAAACTATACGATTCCGTCTTGAGCTTGAGTCGCCGAACGTAACTACTAATAGGTAGCAACGGGCGGTATTGAAGTAGGACAGCAAATCCTTATAGATTTATAGAGCAGTTATCAGTAAACTGATGGGCAGCAACAGAACTTAAGTACGTCTTTGTAATAAAGATAGGGAGTTAGTGACTCATTAATACATCCTGTCTCGATGTATTAAAAAGGAATGTTGTGGGTGACAAGGGTAATGATAGGGTTAAATTCCCGAGGGTTCGTGCACTGTCTTGAAGAAATGAGAGATTAAAAACAAATGAGGAAGCAAAATCCGATAGCAAAACAGCCGTAGCATCTGTGATCCCCTTGAAGGTGAGATGGTTCGATAATGAAACGTGAACTCCAAGCGTAATAGATACACACGCACGTATCTCTTGAGTATGGAACCTATGGGAGGAGCATAGGGTAACGTTGACAAGTACGGTCGGCGGATAGATGGCAACGTCTATGACGAACAATAGTAGTACGCGGTAGTTACTTTTAAGTATGTGGAAAGTACGAGAAGAAATTACCAAAGTTTTTGTGGATTATATATATGTGGAAACTTACATCTGTATCTCAGCACTGTAACCCTCCGCGAATCCTGAATCATCAGAGACTTTGACGGATACAGAACAGTATACTTCACATATTGTTTATTAGAATCAGACAATAAATTACATAAGTCATAGCACTTGATTGTGCACATTCAACATTCAAAGCTTATGATAGCAATTTTAATGATGGGCTAAGTTAATCCTACCGTTGGATTCCCGTTGCACGAGTTGAGCTTCACTTAGAGGAATATAGAAGTGTAACAGTTAAAATTGGAAGCGTGCTTCCCATTAGAACAGCAATTGAAGTTGATTTATTTTCCAGCATTCAGACCCTCTGAGGCAGAAATGTTTTTTATAAAGCTGTATTCAGCACAAACAAATTTTATTAATTTCATCGTTGGTTTATCAAAAACGATGTCAAAAAGGATGAAAAATTATGGAAACTGTAAAAGCATCAGTAGTAGCAAACAATCGTAAATCTCTCTCTATTGTAGGCCAGAACTTTGGCTGTCAGTATTATCGCCCAGAGGCACGTCAGAACGCAGCTAACTTCGACGAGAAGAAGCGTAAGATTGAGCAGGATGGAAACGTCGAGCTCACAACAAACCGTGCAACAAAGCGTTATCTCGTTAAGGGATATGACGTAGTAAGCATTCAGCTCGGTAACGACATCACTGGTTCTCCAGTAGTGTTCATTAACAAGGGTGACCAGGCAAGTGAGATAGCAATGCCAATCTCTCCAGACTTGTCTAAAGTTGGTCAGGTTACAGAAGACGCAGTAACAAAGGCTCTTCGCGGTGACAATAACATTATCTTCTCTGATGTAGAGAAGTTGGTTAAGCAGTGTAATGCTGCAAACCAGGCTGAAATCGCTCGTATTGAGGAGCTTAAGGCTAACCTTGATAAGGAGTTGCAGTCTCTTCAGAATGCAATTGCTGGTAACATCAAGAAGCTCGATGATTACAATCACGAGATGAATGCAAGCACTAACGCTACGCAGGGTGTAACCGTAACAATCACAGAGGACTAAGCATATGGAAAAGCTTGTATCTGATGCAAGCAAACTGTTAATGCAAGTTTTAATGACTGATTCCAATGTATCTACAAAGATACTAGACAACGCAAATGATGCAGAAAAGTACAAGATTTGTACAATCCGAGATAATGGTACTATTGTTCTTGGAAAAACATCAGTGCGTTGGTGGAATCAGTTGTTAGGCTGTCAGGACAAAATTCCATTTGATAGTTTTGCTTTGAAAGTATGGGACGCTTTGGTAGATTCATCAAGCGGCCTTAACAATAAAGCTATTCTCAATGGTTTATCTATTGAGATAGTAAAGAACTCAGTCCGTAAAAAGGACTATAACTATGTTGTCCATAGATTACATGATTGCTGGACTCACGTAGCTCAGAAGAGCGAGGGTTACCAAAAGGCTCTGTCTCCCGAGGGAGGCCCGGGTTCGGCCCAAGACTGTCCTGGTGGTACTTTCGCGTCCGAAAAGCCACGTGAAATAGTAATCAACATCAATGGTACTAAGAAAACAATCCCTTTCATAGATAGTAATGGTGATCCACTGAATATAGGATTAGATTATGGATTTGTTGGATTTCGTAAAATGTAAGTAATATATCCGAGGATATAGAAGTGTAATCCCGAGGGAAAATACTTCATAACGAGCTTTTATGAAACACAATAATGAAATATGATAATTCTAAATTCGGATTATCGTTACTTGGTTATTTACAGTTATCCATTTCCCCGAGGGGATTGGGGCATACTTCCTGCGGGAGGTGTGCCCCGCGGATTAACTTAAATAAACTTGGTTCGATTCCAAGCTATGAGCAAGTGTAGGTAAATGATCTCTCGAATTCATATTAGTTGTTTTTTTAATTTTAATCAAAATCTAATTATGAGTAAGAATAAATCAATTGAATTGAATTCAGCAAAGATCATTAATATCCGTAAGAATCTTGATATGACAATTAACAAGTATTGGAAGATTATTCGTGCGGAAAACGTAATGGCTAAGAAGGCTATTGCATTAGGCCAGGGTTCTGGCTACGACCTCAAAGCTTTGTACAATGAAATTACACAGATGAGTGAGAAGCGTACCATTATTAAGGGTATGCTCATGTTGCTTAATATGGGTATTACAGAGTTCAACTATGAGGAGTTTAAGAAGACTAACAACTATGCTATTTTTGCAGCTGGTGAAGCTAAAGAGGCTATAGCTCAGCTTAAGATGATTCCTACTATTAATCCTTCTGAGAAGGCATCTAAGGGTAAGAAGCATATGGGTAAGACAGAATCTTTTACATCAGCAAAGATTGCATCTCTTATTAAAGAGACTCAGTTGATGGCAAACAAGTTTGACGCTAAACTTAAAGAGTTTAACGACAATACTAATATAACATGTACTGATGATATAGCAGATAAGTTTAAAATGGAACTTGCGTTATAACATTGGGACAAGTATATGGTGTACAAGGACCAGCATTAGTGCGACAGTTCGAGGCTGTCTATACTTTCAATTTAAGGCCATTTAGAGGCCTTCTAAGGCGTTCTAATATATTTCCAGTATAATTTATCGCAGAGATGAAAATAACGCCTTAAAACGTAATTAATTAAATCATTATCAAAATGGAAAAGAATTTGCAACCAAATATATTAGACCCAATCGTTATATATAACACAGTAAAGAACAATCGAAAGAAGTATCTAAACGAACACTTCCGTATACGTTCAAAGAAACAACCTTGGTATATGCTTACTAAAGGTAAGTGTAAGAATTATGAAGAACGTATGAAGAGTTGGGGTGCTTGTGTAGATTACTTTGACGTTCCATCAGAAACTAAAGTTATGAGCGAACGAGTTGTTATCAAGCGTATTGGAAGTGCAAACTTTATGGAGAGAATGGCTCAACATAAACTTGCAAAGTGGGTACGTAAACACCCAGCTCCATGTGATGAAATGGATTTATTCAAGAGTGAATTCCTTGAACCATGGAAAGAAGAGCGAGACAAAGCTCTTGAGCGTTTTCGAGACGTCGTTGTCTCAACGTATTACAAATTGAAACTTTACGGACGATATAGTCAATGCGATAGTGGTTATCCAAAACTTATAGGATTTGTTAAAAACAAAACTACAGAATTGTTTGGAACAACTGTCACGCAATTAAATACAGATTCTATCATTTTGGATAGAGCTTGTAAAATTATAAATATTGAAGCTGCAAAAAATAAAACCCTTATAGGGGGATTGCTTAAAGATCCGAATGAAAGGCAAGGTGTAATTATTATACCAAAAATCGCAGCTTAAATAACATAAATAGTGTTGGTGTTGATATCATTTGCCTCGCCAACACTTTAAAAAGGTAATTTATTTTTACAATTTAACAAATATATCAAATATGAAGTTAAGAACTGTTAAAAAATTTCTATTTAGAGAAATTAGTTTAAGTAATCTTAAACCAATAAAACCAGCGTATAATAGTTTTGCTCTTTTAGAATTTAGCGAACACAAAAAATATAGACGCCCTTTAAAAGGGTTAAAATATTTCTTCCATGGAGATAAAGATTTACAAAAAGTACAATGGGTATTTGAAAAAGAAGAATGGTACTATTTATTAAATCTATTAGATTATTATAGGTTACCGAACAAATTTAGAGGATATGCAAAAGCTTACTGTCAATGGTATGAAAGGCATTTAAAAAATGCATAAAATCTAAAAAGAACAAAAATGGTATACGGACCTCTTAATAATATATAATTTAGAGTTTCGTTAATTATTTAAAAGGTGGGTTAGCTCAGAAGTTTTTGGTTAGAGCACTGTAAACAATACAGCAGTCGTGGGTTCGAATCCCACACCTGCCACGTCGGCTTTAAAGATGTTGCTTGAGCCCAGGCGAGTTTATATTTATATTCTCAGAGAGCCGTAATCGATGCGTATATGACTGGCAAAGCGCTAAAAGAAGTTGAAAGATTTGACTCTTTACTTCTTTTGACAAGAGGTGTTAAAAGATTTGACGCTTTGCATCTCTTGTTTATGGGGCTGTAGGTTAGTTTGGTTAAACCGCCAGATAAATAATCTGGAGATCTCTGATTCGAGTTCAGACGACCCCACTTAAAAAATCAATAATATGTTAGAAATGATATTAAGTTTAATACTTGGATTATTTATTGGTATAATATTATTTCCAATAGGGTTATTTCTTAGAGCAAGAAAATCTGGTTGGGATGATAGTAATATCTTTAATATATTCCATGTATTGTTTCATTTGGCCTTACATCCTGATGATTTCACCAAGATGTATTATAAAAATGG